CACCCTTAACTGCTTTCATTCCACCTTTAAGAGCCTTCATTAGGTTGTCAAACTCGTAGTTACGTTTGAACATGTGACCTTTTGTAAGTTCTTTTTCTAGGTCAGCCGGTAGGTCTGCCTGTCCTGTAGCTTCTGCTACTTCAGTCGCAGGAGCAGAATATGGACGACTTTTGAAGTACGGTAAGTCTTTATCTTGAATTGTTTTACCCAGATCGGGATACTTCTTCCACATCTCAAAGAGAGCCATCTTGGTCTTATCGTGTTCTTTTTTTATTGCAGGATTCTGAAGACCTCTATCTTGTAAGTCTCTTAATTTACGAAGTGCTAATCTAGTAGCATCGTCTAATTGATGACCGTATTCGTGTAAGTTTACCGCAGTTAAAAAGTTCATCGGAGTGTCAGGAGATTGGTGTAGTAAAATACCGCCCAAATCCGACTTCCCCCAATACTTAGGATTGTACTCTGGGGAGATTTCTATTTTATTGCCTAGTTTTGGATACTTTAAAAGATCGGACTCAATAGAATCCCTTAATGTGTCAAGTCCTCCATACGATACTTCTCTAAGTTTTAGAGCGCGTTCTTCTGGTGACATGATTGAAAGTTCTGGAATCTCGTCAAGAGCGGCTTCGCCAAGCAACATACCATTTACAAAATTAGAGAGATATGCTTTTCCTGCAGGATTTTCAATACCTGCTTTCTTGACAATGTTATTTACTACGCGATTTACAGCCTCTGGAGAGTCAGCATTCTTTCTTGCCTCTGCAAAAGCTTTAGCGATTTCCTCTTCGTCAATCTGCTTTAATAGCTGTAGGGTTTTACTCATTATCCCTCAGTCGGCTCTGCCGGAACTGTAGTTGTTGGTAAATCTTGGAAAGGCTCGGGTGGAGTAGCTGGCTGTGGAAGGTTTGGCATAGCCTGATCTTGCGACTGCTCTGAACCTTCTGCTACTTGTGCAATCGAGGATTGCCCTTCTGAGTTCTGAGGTGGCTGATTCATTGGAGGTTGAGGTGGTTGATCTGGTGGGAGAGGCTGCTGATTTGTCATAATCAGAAGTCCAGGGTCTCCGTTCTTAGCCATCTCGATGTGTTCTTTTAAGTGAGCGTAGATTACAGCAGCTCTAGCATCATCGTTACGGATGTCGATATCGTTTAGGATAGTTCTGTGACGTAGGATATGTTCTTTGTGGTCATCAATAATTAGAGCACGTACTGGAGTACCTGCAATAAGTCTTTCGTTTTCTTGTTGAATTAGATTGGATTGGTCTACTGGACTTTCCATCATTCCGTCAATTCGACCAGTGTTGATAACCTGAGCGTACTGTTGAATAGAGAACTCTTCCGGCTTCATCTGCATTAATTGTTCAGCCATCTGAACGCGACCAGCAGTAGTTCTTGCCAGAGGATTGCCAACGTCTACAACGACTCGGTTAACTTCTGCAATATCCTCACCTTTAAACTGTACCAAGTATTGACGGTTGTTTACACCAACAATGGAAGCAACTCTCGGAGCTGTAGCGTTATCTTGTAAATTCTCTAGTACCGCAACGCCGAGGTCTTCGATAAGCTGCACATACTGATTCTGTAGACCGTTCTGGAACTGAATAGCCATTGATTGAACGAGGGCTAGTGAGTTCCCTGATCTAAGATTCTGAGCTGGGTCTGGAGTACCTCTTGTAACTGAGTTGATACCGGACAGCTGCTCCATCTTTCCTTCAAGAATACTGAGGAATTGAAACGTCTCAGGAGATGTTCCCAAGAGATTCAAAGTCTCTGGCTTCTCTGTACCTTGGATGATGTTTAATCCGCCACCGAGATTAGTGATGTCAATATTTGCTCCAGTCTTTACAAACAAGTTTTGCGTAGCAAACGCAATGTTGTTAGACATGATAGCAGAATAGAGATGGTTTACGCCTTCCTGAAGAGGAAGTAGGTCGAACAAGTTTGAATAACCAAACGCTGTACCAAGAATCTCATTAGGACTCATACGGTAAACTGGTATTCTGCGATATGGTAGCGGTTGGTCGTGAAGGATAATGTCTTTAGCTAAGAAAATAAGCTCTCTACCATCAGGCATAGCTTCTGAACGCTTATGGTACATGGTCCAAACTTCTACTAAGTCTGTAGTAGATTTTCGGAATACTTGTAAGGAGTATTTGTCTTTCTGATCTTTGGTGTCCAGAGAAAGAATTTTGTCTTCTAGTTCTGGATACTTTGCTGCTAAGTCGAATCTATTCTTGTATGTGCGTACTAAAATCCAGTCGTGATTGTTATCTTCTCTATCAACATCGAAAACAATATCAAACGGTGAAATGTTAGTAAAGCGTATATCACCTTCGTAGATTTTTTCACCTGTCTCTTCGTCCTCTTCTACCACTCGTCCTGCTGTGGAGTCCCACTCTACCTTAACGTAGCCTGCTCCGAGGACAATACTATGCTCTACCGCTTTGTTAATATAACGCTCTAAACGTTTTTCACGCATGTAGTAGTCGAGTAGTCCATTAGCAAGAGTAACCTGTGCGCTAGTCTTATAGTCGGAATTAGCGGCTCTAGCTTCCATAGAAGGTCGGCTAGAAGTGGTCATAACGAGCATGTGCTGTGCGAGGTTTCTAACGTGGTTAACCGCTAATTGAGCCAATTCCCCCTGCTCTCCGGCAAATGTAAGGGTGTGTCCAGAAGCCATATCGGTAAAATATGCTCCATGATAAGCAGCCCAACAGGTCTTTAGTTTCTCCAAATAACCATTGGTGGTCAGGGTATTACGCCAGTCGGTTGCTTTTTCTAGCAACACCTCGGCGGTTTCCTGTGCTTCTCTTTTGGCGAAATATGTTGACTTCTTCATTATAAGCCTCTAATACTATTTGTTTAATTTAGTTCTTCTTGTAGCTGAACATGGTAAGGAGATGTTCCTCGAACTTTGATTTCGAGCCTCCACCAAAATTCATATAGCTATCTCCAGTAATCAAACCATAGCCTGCCGGATATGGGTTCTTGGTCATGGCTATGTTCCTGATAAGATAGGCAAGTGCGTCCACTCCGTCATAGTGACCGCCATCTGCTGATCTTTCATAGTCGGTCTTAGACTTATTCCAAGTGGCGTTCTTTAGATGGAATATCAAGTTCTTACAACGCGGATTAATGATAATGCGCTCGTCGGCAATCATAACCCTTAACTGGTTTATCCATGCGAATTTATTATCTTTAGCTGTTGGGATGAAGGTGATGCCATAGTCCACGCTAAGGTCATTCAGTAGAATGGGGTTGTTATTATCGGCTACTCGAAGGAAAGGTCTCTTCAATCCCCAGTGTAACTCTTCTTTTTCCTTAACGTCAGAGGCTATGTTCTTAGTTGTGAATTTCTTCCCCTTAAACAGAAGCTCGTCCTCAATGATAATCTTACCTTGTACGAAGTCGTAGTAGGCTAAGACTATGAAAGTAAAGTCTTTTCCACCGATATCCATGGAAGCGTAGGGGTCGTAGTACGGAGGTCTTGGGTGGTCTTTTACGATAACCGCCAGCTTCTCTTCGTTAGCCTCTGGGATTACAGCATGTTCCTCGTCTGTAATCATAATGTTCAGATATTCACGCTTGAAGTCTACAGAATCGTAGCCGCCGACTTCCTCGGCAAATCCATCAATGTCCTCTTTGGTATATCTTGGACACTGGTAAATGTTCCTGTTTATTAGGGTTTCTTTGAACTCTGCCTGCTTTACAATGTCCCAGTACTCATGACCTTGGGACTTAGGTAAGGTCGAAATGAGAATCATTGGACCTTTCGTAGAGTTGAGTTTAGGGTACAGAACTGACTTCAAACCGTATTTAAGATCGGTCATAAAGCCGCACTCATCCACGATAATCATGTGAGCTTTGGGACCACGCGCAGATTCTATTTCTTCTGCGTTAAACCCATAGAGTTCTAGTTTACTGCCTGTGGATGGGAAAATGTAACTTGACGAGTCGCGGTCAAACTTAGGCTTCATGTCAGGTGGGCAGGTCTTTAGCAGATCGTCGAATGTTGACTTTACAATCTTCTTACCCTGCTTTAGACGCGGTGCAACATAACAGATAGTAATGTTTTTGCGATTCAGTAACTCTTCAACTGCGATGCCCAGAGCACCGTAGCTCTTACCTGTTTGTCGGCTAAACACCCCAACGTGAGTTTTACGTTTAGAGTGTTTGATTTGATCTCTCAGGAATTTCT